CAGTTGCTCCAGTTGCTCCAGTTGCTCCAGTTGCTCCAGTTGCTCCAGTTGCTCCAGTTGTTCCAGTTGCTCCAGTTGTTGCCGGTGCTGCTTTAGAATCAAAACCTAACATCTCTTTTGCATCAGCAGCCCAATCACTTGTTCTCTCAGTTATACCTTTTGTTAAACCACTAGCGGTACTACCAATAAACTGATTTGTTTTACTTACTACATTTTTCGCGTTCTGGGATGCCTTTTGACCCCACGACGAAAACCAACTAGGCTGATTTGGATCAGAAGAAGTAAAAGGCCAGAATCCTCCTTTTTGTTTTCTTTGTCTTCTAGTTTTTTTTTGGTTTGTCATTTATATTATTAATATAGAAATTATATTATAAATATCTTAATTTTTATATTTAACCACGACGATTAACTAACAATTTTACTAATTCAACAGCAACCAATGCTCCTGCAACTTGGGCAACAATGTATGGGATTAAATCAGAACGAGGAATTTTACCTGTGTACATAAATGCAATCGCAACTGCTGGATTAAACGCACCCCCACTAATTGCACCACCTAACAATACACCTACTGCTAAAGCAGCACCAATTGCTAAATAATTACCTGTAGCCGCAATTACAAACATTAGGAACAATGTTCCTAAAAATTCGACGAGATATTTATTCATCATTTATATAATAGTTTTAGAAAAAGTATTATAAAAATATAAATTTAATTAAATAAATATAAACTTGATTTTGTACTGGTATCTGCTTGATTTGTTATTTGAGTTGAAATTATAATATTACCATCTAAGTTTATAACTGGACTTGTATATATGGCAGTATATGAATATTGTACATTTTGAGGAATTGGTTTACTCCATTTTAGTGAACCATTAGGTTTCAAAGCATATACATAAGATACAGTAACATCTGTTAAAGAATTCGCACTAGTTATTCCAAAATATATTGTTCCGTCTGAACCTATAGCAGGAGTATTATTAATTTCTATTATTTCATCTGTAGATTGAGGTAATATATTGTATTGCCATAAAACAACACCATTTTGAACAGAATACAATGTAGATTGATATGAATTCGTTAAAGATGGATAAGATGATGTTACTGAAAAATAAAGTACATCGTTGTTAGTTCGAGCAATTGAATTTAATAAATTCCTTACTGATACTAATGGAATTGTTAGAGAATTTGTTACATTCTGAGTACCAGTTGTAGTATTTACTGCGTTCAAATATAATTCACTACTTGATTGATAATATGTAGTTAATAAATAAACACATGAATTATCAACATTCAAAACTGGGCAACCAAGTAATAAAACAGACTGAGGTTTACCATTGTTACAATTATATCCCCACGAAAAAACACCATCTTGAGTAACTGAAACTAAATATGATAATTGATAAACGTTATTTAATTGATATCCAAAATATATGTTATTATTACTATCTATAGCAACACTGTAATTTATTGATGGTCGATATGTATAATTAGTAGAATATGGATTATAAGTCCAGTTAGTTAATTGAGTTGTATAATTTACGGAAAATAATTTTGTTATAGCGGCAGATGTAACGGTGAAAGGCGCAGTATTTTTTTTATATGTATAAGTACAATTTACAGCAAAATACATATTATTGTTTGATCCAATAACTATTGGTGTTTTTATTGAGTAAAAAATTGTTTCTAATGTTTCTCCCGAAGGTATTGTGGGTGTTATAGTATATTGTTGACTCCATATTAAAGTTCCAGTTGTATTAAATTCATAAATATATCCTTTTTCAGAACCAAAATATATATAACCATTTGGTGCAATTACAGGTGTAGAACCATTAAAAGTATCATTTAAATTTAATTGACTAAACCATTTTATGGTACCTGTACTATAAAAAGCAAATAAAACACCTTGAACATTAACATTTAAATTATTGGGGTCTACTACGTTATAACCTATATATATAGTTCCATCTGCTGCTACAACTGGTGAAGTTGCTACAGATAAAAATTCAATTGATGTTCTTAATAAATTTAAATTTCCCTTTTGACTTGCTAGGATAGGACTATATCGTGAATTAGTGTTATCTAGACCACCAAATTGTGGCCATGGACTACAAACTTGGTATGTTGTCGTTGTTGGTAATAATTTGCATGGATTTTCAGGGGTAGGTTTAGGTTCAGGTTCAGGTTCAGGAGTCGTTTCTGTATCCGTTTTACGTACATCAAATACACACTCAAATGTTTGCTTTAATGGTAAAGCATCTCTATTACAATAATTAAATTTGCGAGTAATTGATCCAATAGTATTTCTTGTTTTACCTAAATTAACCGAAAATGATGTTCTTAAACCACCACCAGCCTGAAGATTCCCTCTAGTATTATAAAACATTGGAAATGACATTATTAATATATAATAATAATATTTTAATCCATTTTTAAACTGTAATTAATAGTTTTGTCGTGGAATTGTACCCCAAGCACAGATTCCAGGTTGAGTTAAATTATAATTATATATTGAACTTTTTTTCCTAGGCGCTCTGCAACCACCTGAACGAGCACGTTGCAAAGCAGTTCGCCTAAAATTAGTATCAAAACTTTTAGTAGAAATTGGATCACGTAAAGGTAATCCAGATTTATAACCAGTCTTACCTACTGCTATACTCTTTAAAATAGTTGTATGCATTGAAGATGGTAGAGGTTCAATATAATTCATATGTGATGATACAGGTACTTGTCTTTGTGTTGAAGATATAACTTTAGTAATTGGTCTAGAAAGTTTACCTAAAGCTTTTTGTTCGGCTCTTTGTTCAACACTAAGAGCATTAATTCTTGCGTATTGGTATCTCGCGTTTGTGTTCATATCGGCATTTACCGGCTCTTGAGACGGATAAAATTGTGGAGGTGTAGGACGTTGACCTATTAGAGTACCGTAACTATGATATAACATTGCGAGTGGATATTGATTAGAATTTAAAGGGCCTCCAATTGGAGCATTTACAAATCCTTGAAACGATTGGGAACCTATTGAGGTAGTTATTCCATATGGATTACTAGTCATTTTATATACTATATAAAAATATTATATAAACTTACAAAATTATATATTTACACTATTCTATTGTTTAATATCTTCTTACTGCTCTGTATCTAACCTGTGAACCCTTATAATCATCACCTCCAAATGATCTATCATTATATGTATAATTAGATGCTTGATTTCTTCTAAACCTTATATAATCTGAACTGTCATATACGTACTTCCCGTTACATGTTGATGGAGGAGTTTTAAAATCTAATTGAGGAGCATTCCAAAAAATATCTGCTCGACATGAAGTTGAGTTAGCACCAATATATTGTCTTAACCCATGCATACCAGGTCTACTTTGAAATGTTTGACAAGGGCCCCCACATGAATAACTTTGACGACAAAGTAAATCACCTGCGTTATTTACTGCTCTAAATGGTGTAATCATACAACGTGGATTTTTACTTCCACTAAATGTTGATGTATTCCATGAATTTCTTAATGTAAAACGAGTACGGGCAAATGTGTCAGAATTATCGTGATCTACCACAGGTTGAGGCATACGACCTCTTATACCACCTCCCAAATATGCAAATAATGCGGCTTTTTCTGGATCGTTACTTGCAAGCACAGGAATTCCTATGCCGGGAATAGCAGATGATAAATCACCGAGACTCCCTGTTGACCATCCCGATTTTCCAGTTGCTGATGATGAAAAACTACCAATAGTCATTTATTATATAATACGATAATAAAAAAATATTGTTTATTCTTAAATCTCTATAATTTTAAAATATATGTATATAGTATAATGTTTGATTTTAAACTTCTTCTTAGTGCCATTATTTTTGTTACAGTTGATTTTTTTTATTTAAATTTGATGAAAAATTATTTTGCTAATCAAGTTAAATTAGTACAAGGATCTCCAATCAAAATGAATTTTCTCGCTTCACTCATTTGCTATATCTTCCTTATTTTTGGAATAAATTATTTTATTATTAAACCAAACAGAAGTGTTCAAGATGCGTTTTTATTGGGTCTAGTTATTTACGGTGTTTTTGAAACAACAAATTTAGCATTGTTTTCTAATTGGTCATGGATAACAGTAATTATGGATACTGTATGGGGAGGTATTTTATTTGCATTAACTACATATTTAGTTAAATTATTTGCTTTTTAATTTTTTTCATAATTTATTGCATATGGTACAAAATATAACGAGAGTATTAAATAAATAATATTTATATTTAATGACACAGAAGCAAAAATAGAACTTAAGAAACAAGATAGTATCATCATTAAACTATCTCCTAAAATTGCCTTAAAACCTACTTCTTTTGCATATTTTTTGAAAAAATCTAACATAAAGTTATATCCTTCGGGTAAACTGTTAAAAAAACACGAAAATAATATATCATGTATTATTTGAATTATTACTGCTAAACCAGTAAATTTTAATATACTGTAAGTTGTAAAAATATATTTATATAAAAATCTGGCTATTATTATTCCAATAATTAAAATTAAAACATCTGCTAATACAGCACTTAATTGAAATGTTTTGTACCATTTTTTTAAATATGTAGAATTAAATACACCATGAAATACTAAAAATATTATTATTAGGTCAGCATTTAGACAACCGTTTAATATTGGTAAGTAATCAGAAACATTATTAAAATTTGATATATTTTTAAGCATTATATAATATAATAAAATATTATAGTATTTTAATATATGTCAGATAATAATACAAATCCTTCTACAGATCCTTCTACAGATCCTTCTACAAATCCTTCTTTAAATTCTTCTTTAAATCTTCCTCCCTATCCTGAAGTACCAGAAATTACTAATAATACAGATTTTGATCCAGAGTTGGACGCAGCATTTGCAGCCTCTAGAGGGTCAAAACCAGATACATTAACATCCACTGGTTCCGTAAATAGTAGTAATACTCCTAATAGTATTGAGTATAATGGTGTGCCATATAAGGTTGATTCAGATAGTGGAAAAGTATACACTATGGATGGTGTAAATGTACCTGAACTAGGGTTTGATAATGCTAATGGTACAATCTTTGCTTTACCTTCTACATCATTACCTTCCGGTGCGATAAATGAATCTGATGTAACTAATGAATCTGGTGTAACTAATGAATCTGGTATGATTATTGAACCTGCTAGTTCTCCTCCTGTTACTGCTAGTTCTCCTCCTGTTACTGCTAGTT